GGTGTCTCATTTTGCAGAACTGGATAGAGATAATGTTGTTTTAAGAGTAATCGTTGTTGATAATTTTGATACCGTTAAAGATTCGGTTAAGATTCAATATCCAATTTTAACATCCAAAGAATCATTGGAGGTGATTACGGGTAAAATATTAAAGATTAATAATACGGATGTTGAATGGGAAGATGAACAAAAAGGTATTGAATTTTGTAGAAATCTTTTAGGCGGAAATTGGATTCAAACCTCATATAATGATAATATTCGTCGTCGTTTTGCTGGTAGAGGTTATACATACGATCGTGAGTCGGATGTTTTTATTGAACCACAGCCGTATCCGTCTTGGAAACTTGATAAGGATTATAACTGGGTAGCTCCGGAACCGCGTCCTGATGATAGAGAAGAATATGAATGGAATGAAAAAGAACAAAAATGGGCGCTGGTGGAACGAATGTAATAGCTCACCTACCACGAGTAGGAGGAGTATGGGCGCCGTTCAAAACATGGACGGCGCTTGCTTTATGTGATGGGTAAAAAAAAGGGTGGGTCAAAAGACCCACCACTTAATTGGAGATTACTAATTTATTACAACACCGAACCTCCTAAGATATTGTAACATTATAATTATACCAGATTTTAATTTTTTATAACAAGATGATGTTTATTATAAATATTAAATTCAAAAATTATAAAATTTAATATTATAAAAATAATTGAGAATTGTGGGTTATGATCACCCTCAAACCAAGAAGAATCTATTTCAAATGAAATCCAGTCTATGCCATCTTTAATGTGTCTACAAAAATAAAAACAACTAATATCTAATGCAAAATTTTTAGTTATTTTCCAATTAAAGAGTATCATACATTCTCCTAAGAAAGGTAAAAAAATGGCGGATCTTTTGATTCGCCATAATGGATATTGGGTTAAATGTTTTCCATTTCATCCCATTGTTTATCCATCTCCTCAATAAAACCTTGTTTAAATTTATCGTCTGATGATAAATTTAAATCATCGAGTTTTTTTTGACCATTATCATCTTTTTCCATAAAACCTCCTATTATTTGTAATGGATTAATTTCCATTACATATAGTTATACAGTATTTTTATGATTTATAACAATATAAATACTATTCAGAACAATGACCGTGCACACAATGACCTTTTTTATTATTACATATTTTAATAAGAATTCTTAATATTTTTGTAAACATATTTTATATCCATCCTTTTTCTAAACGACCATCTTCGTAAATTACACCATATTTATTTATACTTGGTTTTAATAATTTATAAAATACTTTAACACCATCAATATAAGAAGCCCTCAGTGTTCTTTCACATAAAAAACACGATCTTTTTAATAATAACGGTGTTTTAAAATTTGTAATTATTTTATTCATATTTAAATATGTTTGGCATCCATAAAAAAATGGAGATTTAAGTTTAATATTAAATATTTTTTCAAAAGAAATAAAATTATCTTTTCCATGTTGTATTTCTGAAACTTTTATTTCATTAAATTTCATATTATCATAATGTATTAAACAATTTATAATATCTTCTTTTATATACAAATATGGTTTTAATACATTTAAATTAATTCTAATTTTTTCTTTATACGGTAAAGAATTATAAAATTTTTGTCTATCATATTTTGAAGAAGTCTCTCGAATTTTATCAGCAATTTTTTCTTTATAATGTTGAACTGATAAATTGATTCCATCACATAAATTTAATAAACATATAAATAAATCATACTTATCATTGCATATTTTTGGAACAGATGTTGTTATAAACACTTTAAGATTTGTTTGATGTTTAATTTCTTGTATACAATGAATTAATTCATCAAGATAAATACAAGGCTCCCCACCTAGAAATAAAATATCATCATAACCGTCTTGATTTTTAATAATAGTATTTATTATCGCTGAAACATTTGGTTTATTAACCCCTAATCCTTTATATTTCAAATCAATGCAATGTTTGCATTTATTATCACATAAACTTGTAAAATGAACGTCGAATGAATTATAAATACCATCACAACAATTTTTATTAAAAATATTTTTCATATAAATTCCTTATTAATAAATGTTTAACAAAATCTCCCTGGTCGAATCAGGGAGATCATGGTTAGATAAAACAGACAGATCCCGATTGGGGTCGGGGGCCAAGCGGGGCTCACCCCAGCTTGGTCCGCCATAACCCGCGGATGCGGGTTATGGACCAAGCGGTAGATTGATGCGCGAAGCCTCAGAAAGGGAAAGGCGAGCGCCTACCGACTTTTGGATCATCCGTCGCGAAACACGACGGTTGAGATAATAATCTCTCCTTCTGATTTATCTAATATCATTCTCTTCATCATCATCGTGGGGAATGATTTTTTCTATAAGAGTCTCTGTTTGTGAAAATAATGCTTTCAAAAAATCAGATACTCCATCAATGACAAAATTAAATTTTGCCGAATCGGTTTCTTTCCGGTTCATAACGAACCCCTTTCATTTGGTTGGATAAAGGACGGATCTCACCAGGGAGTCAGCTATTTGATTATACACATTAACAGCGTGCCCCTTGACCCATTTGATCTTAACTGACTTGAACTCGGGGATTAACAAGCTCAGTTCTTTCCAAAGATCAAAATTTAAAACCTGTCCTCCATTTGATTTTCTCCAACCATTTTTTTTCCATTCTTGCAAATAATCATTATAATTATCTGCAACATATTTAGAATCGGTTAATACAATACATTCGTGTTTTATTGTCCGGTCAAAACAGCAACATGTGCCAAGCCCGCGTATTACAGCCATCAATTCCATTCTGTTATTAGTGGTATTTTCTTCTCCACTCACGTCTTGATAAACCATATTTTTAGCGGGATCCAAGATAACATATGCCCAAGCACCTTTACATCCGGAATCTCTTTTATTTCCACTGCATCCACCATCGGTATATATCGTATATTCCATCATTCTGATCCGAATTTTTGTTTTTCAAATTCGACCAGTTGATTCATATATTTTTTACCTTGCTCTTCATTAATCGACATCACAAACGACGCAAATCCTTTTAACGATCTGATTCTGGATTTGGTGGTTCTATCAGGATATTTATTAATAGCATGATGCACCTTTGCTCTGAACAGCATCAATGCTTTTCTTTCAATATTTGTTTTGACATTTACGACAACACCGCAAGTTTTTAATCTTGCCCCCTTGCCTCTGAATTTAGTCTTTTCCCTTTTGGGTTGAAAATTAAAAGCCCACAATAGCCGATAGGCTTTTTGTTTAACGCTTCCCATTAATTCGGAAGATGTCATCGTCTTACTACTGAATGTGAGATCATCGGCATACCGGGTATATATTATACCAAGGCTTTCACAGTGTTCGCTCATTATTTTATCAAAACCCCTCATGGATAAATTCGCGAGCATTGGTGATGTCGGGAATCCCTGAGCCGCAAATCCATTATAAGTTGATGCATCTATTACTCTCAAAAAGAGAGATTTATATCCTGTCTTTTCACAATAATCAGGAATAAACACTGCCTTAATTTCTTCACAACGATAATCAAATTTTTGTAATTTATTTTTGTATAGCGATGGATTGCACTTTCCATCCATCATACGTTCATAATTTTTACAATATCGGCAAATATTCTTATTACCGAACAGGCAATTCTTTAAATGATTAACCGATACTGAATCGAAAAATTTACTGACATCGATTTTTCCAAGAGATCTTGCCCCAATATGCATTGCGGCATTTGTTACTATCCCTCTCTTGGGAACAAAACCATGCACGGCCGGATGGCATCTGTATTTTTTCAGAAATTTGAAATAAATCAGTTTTTGAATATGTTTTAATTTCGATATCGGCGCTATGATAGTGCGTTTCGTTCCGTCTTTTTTTGGAATTTCAAAATGCTTGATAAATTTTTCTTTATCGGATAAAACACAATCTATTTCATCCAACGTCATTCCAAAAATTCTTTTGAAGTTGAAATTACTGTTCGGCTGATCCGTCATTTTTTTCCTCCGTTTTGGACGCTTTTTCTCTCGCATCCGCAATGGTAGCGGCGGATCCGGTCTTGATCATTTCCTTAGCTTTCTTTTCGATCGGGTCTGTTGAATCAACAGCATACTTTTCCATGTCAACCTCCTCATGGTTTAATATTTTTGTAATCTCATCGATGAATGTGTTCTCCATTTCGCTTTTCATCATTCCGGCCGCCACGTTATAATGACCTCCACCGGATGTTATAATCGACCCTTGAAGCCCGGATATTTTTTTCCCGATGTTGATATCATTAGCTTCCTTTTGCCAATCATTAAAACCAAGCTGAAAATAAATATTATTATTTCCTACATTCGTTAATCTGATTGAATATTTTATTTCAGGCAGCGCTAAATATTCCGCATATCTTGGAAATTGATTTTTCCGTCTTTGATTGACAATCGATATTTTATTCGAAATAATGGCGGCATCCTTAATTTTCATAGCCTCTTGTTCAAGTTCTTTTACATGATATGCGCTTATTCGCAAAATCCACAAAGCGTCTTTAATGCTCATATTGTTTTTTGCTATTAATTCAACTATTCTGCAATAAGTCATATCGGCGGGAAACATCCTCTCAAGGAATGCCCTTAGAATCATTGTAGGATTTTTATCCTTGAATATTTGCTCAACGCTTTTATAAGATCCTGAATCGATAATGTCGACTTGATAAAGAAATGATGTATCATAATCGACGCGATCAACACCGTTAACCATTAATCCATAATCAAAAACCAATCGTGTAGCAGATTGACTTTTGGGGTTATAAATCATTTTAGAATTTTTAATTTCACATTCGCCGAATGTTTCATTAAAATGATGATCGATCCAAATATCGCATTTGGGATGGTATTGGTAATCTATGATTACCTTTTTATCGCCAGGTTTTATAAACAGGCTTGAGATTAATTCATTAAATTTATCACCCCTCCATGATGATGATACCGGATAGAGGCGGTATTTTTCCTTAATATGATTTTTAAGAAATAGGGATGCCCCTATTATTCCATCGACATCATCATGAAAAAAAAGATGATATGCGCCACCCATAACACTCCTTTATTGGTAGTTAAAAACTCTACTCAATATTGTTATTACACAAAACAAATATAAAATAACACTATTGTAATTTTGTTCGTGAATTAATTAAACGGGGATCTTTAATGTGGGCAAGATTTTTATTTTTTCCGGAAAATGCTAATGATGTAGTTATATCTTTAGGGGCATTCATATCCCCCGATCTAACGTGCAACGGTTGAACATCAGCCTTTTCCATTGCTTTGGGAATTGTACTCTGAAGATTAGTTTTTTTAGTTAAATTTTGAAATCCTGATTTTAATCCGTCAAACAAATTAGAATCTAATGTTTTAGCTGAACCGATAGCAATAGAAGAAAAAGATTCGGCAATCTTATCCATAGCTGATTTAGAAAGATTGCCGATATAGAGATTCATAATCACATATTATAATTATTAAATTGTGGGGCTTCTTGTTTTTTTCTAGACATTAATCCTATACCAAGACCTGCGCCACCAGCCAACCCAGCTGTGGTAAGAGGATTTTGTCTCAAAGTTCCAACCATTTGTTTTCCGGCTTCCCCTATAGTTTTTAATCTTGTTTCTCCTGAAACGTTTGGAAGAAATGCTCCAGACGCGGTTCTTGCAGCGCCAAACGCGCCTTGACCGATATTTTTCAAACCCGATCCGAATCCTTTAATAGCTTTTAAACCGGCCGTCCCGACACCTTTGGCCAATCCTCCCCAATTTACCCCAATCTTTTCCAACTCATCGTTAAAAGCATTACGATAAATTAGATCAAATCTATTCATAATGATCCTTTGTTTTTAACTAAATAGAGCTTGGGAAAATACCCAAGCTCTATAAAAATTATTAGTCTTTCTTGCGATGGGCAAGGGCAACACCCGTAGCCCCAATACCAACGGTTCCTACACCGGTGGCAATAGCTGCTTTTTTATTTTCTTTAATAAGATTTCCAATATCTTTTGCTATCCATTTTGCATTTGCTATCGGCTTCATTTTTTGTGGAGCCTGTGTATATATTTCTCCGCCCATTTGTGTAGCTTTTCCGGGAACCATACGTTCTTTTTTGAAAGCTCCAGGGATCCCTTTACCTAAATTTTTGTATTCTTGTCCAACATCTTTTGCCTCAGAAACAACTTTATCAATTCCGGTTGACACGCCACCCTTTGCTTTTCCAAATACATTCTTTACCCACGGCATGACTTTCTTTGCAAGCTCAGCGGGGTTTTTTGCACCGAGTTTTTCCAGTTCATTCGTAAAAGCCTATTCATAAACTGAATCGATAAGTTCTGATGTCTTCATAATCGAATTCCTTTCACCTAAATTGTAAAATTGTTCAGCTATTTGTCTATCTTCGTCAATATCATTTCTTCTTTCGACAGCTTTACCGAGATGATATCCACCAATACCTCCGGCTATACCGGTACCAGTCGCAGCGAGATATGGAACACTTTTTTTTAATCTTGAGAGAAGTTTCTCACCAAACTTTTTAGTTTGTCCTGGGGTTGGTGCCATACCTCATCCTTTCTTTGCTTTATTCCTCGATCAGTGTTATAATCTATATAGAAATAATATACATCCGGTTAATAACTATGAACAAATCCAATATATTACAAGATCATATAAAAAATATTATATATTTTATGTTATAGAAAGCCAAGATAAAAATATGAACAGTCCGCCTTTCAAAAAGTTTATAATTACCTTCTTGCTATTCAATAAGAGTATACCATTCATTATTGAAAGACTCAAGGAGTTTGGATATTTTATTGAAGAAAAAGAAGCTGTATGGATATTTACGGAATTAAAGAATATGCTGCCGACTTCTATTTTGCAGCTTGTTGATGCCAAAAGCCCGTTAGACATAAATAATGAAACCCACGTTCAATGGTTGAAACATTTTGAGGTCTTTGAGTTTTATGACTTTGTTATACGCAGGGATTCCGAGAAGGATGCCCCAGAATACTTCAAATGGTGTAATGATTGTCTTTGGGCTCATAAATATAAAGACGCCATGTGCCTTATCAATATACTTCTTTTCAACAGCGAGTCCCTCGAAGAAATTTCGAAGATCGTTATGTTTAAATATAAAAAGAAAATAGGTGTGGATGCACTTTTATTATATAAAAAAATGTTTTGGGATACGGATATCATTTCGGCAAAAGAGGCCTTGTATTATTGCATACCGTTTCGACAAAACACGCTTATCATCAGAAAATTAAGATCGGGTGAATCTGAAATATCAGCGATTAGAGACGATAGCGATAGTGGGTCCGACGTTCCAATAACGTTTCATGATATTAATTACATTAAGTGGAAAATCGGTTATCGTAATATCGTTGCCCCACGATCCCAGGATTTTATTGAACAGATTAAAAGAGATAGTTACTTCAAATATTATGAAGCCATGAATATGGTTCAAAACGCTGAAACGTATGAAGAGGAAGGGTCTAACGACGAGTTTGGGGCTTTCAATAAATCATCAACTACGCGGAAAAATGTCGAAGAGCAACGGGTAAAATTGGCCAAATCGTGGATTGAAATTTATATGAAAGCCAATGATGCAATGCCCGTTGGTGAAGGTGAAACAAAAGATTTCTTTGAAAAAATGCAACAGGTTTGCCTCGACTTCGGTGAACCTGAAGATGAAAAGATTGCCAGGATCGAAGACATTAATGGTATGCTTAATGATGTCAAAGGCGACTTGTAAAAATGAATGTCACTCCGGTTCAATTTGCGAGCAATATCTTTTATTTGGATGGCGCTCCGCTCTCAATGCCATACCATACCATGCGGCATTTGTACCCGATCTATAATAGACCATCTAACGCTATCATATTAAAGTTCGGCCGGCAGACACACAAATCAACCACGGTGGGTTTTAAAACAGCTCTTCCGTGCCTTAAATACGAGAACTATCATTCTATTTATGTAGCCCCGACTGGTGGACAAGTATCGGTATTTTCTACCGATAAGCTTGATGGTGCCCTTAAAGGATCAATGGTTATCAAGGATAATTATTTTGACACGAAAACCAAAGATCAGATATCGTATAAAGAATTCAATAACGGTAGTAAGATTTATCTGAGATCGGCTTTCCATACCGCCGATTCCATCCGCGGTATATCGGGAGATCAGACCTGCATTGATGAGATTCAGGATATTTGCAGCGATCATATACCGGTCATCGAACAATGCATGAGTCATAGTCTGGCGAAGTGGGAGCATCTCAAAGAACGTTTCCCTACCCTCCCCATGCATTTATTCAACTGTAGAATATATGCAGGAACACCCAAAACCATTGAAAATACGATGGAGCGGTATTGGGATAAGAGCACGATGAACGAGTGGGTTATTAAATGTAAGAATGTCGGATGTGGTAAATACAATTGCATAAATGAAGAAAATGTTGGCGCGACATGCCTTGTATGTAATAAATGTAAGAAGCCTATTTATTATGAGAACGGTCAATGGGTTACGATGAATAAGGGTGGGTTTATCGATGGGTATCGGCTACCACAGATAGTATTACCATGGATAAATAATATTAATAATCCCGAAGTTTGGAAGATAAGTGTCACAAATACAAGGCAAATTTATTCATCGGAGAGATTCTATAATGAGGTTTTGGCGCTCCCTTATGCCAATGCAAGGCATCCGATATCGGTTCCGGAATTAATAGCGTGCTGTGAAAATTATGAGATGATTCCCGAGGATATAGGTCAATATCATGATATGTTGCAAGGTGTTGACATTATTACGGCTGGGGTGGATTGGGGAAAGGGTGATACAGCATCGGGGACATCGTATTCCGTATTAACAATAAGCGCTGTAATACGGAATAAATTTAAGACCGTATTCGTAAAAAAATACACCGGAAAGATGTCAGATCCTCTCATTCAGATCAAAGACATGCTGAGGATAATTCATCAATTTAATGCAAAACTTACCATAGCTGATACTGGTGATGGACGAACATCCAATGCTATGATGGTAGAAACCCTCGGGGCCCTTCATTTTGCTGAAATATACGAACATGGAACAATCAGAAAAAAATTACGCTGGGATAAGGAAAAGGGTCATTATATAATGAATAGGACCCGTGTTATCACGGACGTAATTATGAATATCAAACGTACCGATGTCGCTTTTTTTAACTATGAACAGTTTAAAGAATATCAACCGGATTTTACAGGAATATATAGCGAGTATAGTGAGAGAACGAGGCTTATGATGTACGACCATATAGTACCTGACGACTGTTTTCATTCATGGATGTTTTCTCGAATTGCAGCAGGTATATTAAGAGGTGAGTATAATAGATATTTATCCGGCGGAGTCAATGAAGATCCGGATTAAATGGGAATAATATGCCTAAAGACTTTGCACCAGGCCTTCCATCAAAAGAAAAAACCCATGATATAAATCAGAGTGGCCCCGCACGTCTTGTCATTCAGAAACACACTACAAAACGAAGCAGGGGCGGATATCATTACGATGTGAGACTGCACGCTAAGGATAGTGATAAAACTCATAGTTGGGTTATCAGGACTTTGCCTGGCGAGAAACAAAAAACACTTGCCATCAGACAACCAACCCATCGCGCTGAATATTCCGATTTTGAAGGAACATTGTGGTCTGGATACGGGGCCGGTAAAGTAAAAAAGGTTTATGATAAGCCGGTACATGTCCACGAAGCGACTAATGAAAAAATCAGAATGACCATGCCTGAAGGCGAATTCGTAATGATCAAACCCAAGACGATGGGTGATAAGCATTGGTTGATGATTAAGAAGAAAGATATAGAAAAAACATCAGGCGTAATCCCTATATTTTTTTCTAAGCCAGATCTTATAATTAAAGGGAACCCCAACAGTAATGTTAATTTTATTACCGGATTAAGGGGAAGTGGAAAAACAACACAGGCATTAGAAGAAAAAATCGATCCAATAATCGGATATAAGAATACCAAAGATATAAGCGTTTCTGGAAGAAATATTTTATCTCTTGATAAATTTAAGTCACATGTGGATGCACGAAATAAAATCAATGAAGCTATATTGGAAAATAAACCAACCACAGTTGAGGGTGTATCTGTCCATAAATTTTACGGGGATTTTGGTGGAAATGAAGGTAATTTAATTGTAAAAAGAACTTCAAAATTAAAATCTTTACTTAGGCAGATTAAAAGATCTCAAGACCGTGTAAGTGCTGGTGTTGAGCCTCCTAGTGGTTTGAAAACTGGTTTAAAAGAAATTATACATGGGGCTAAACTTACATTTGACCATGATCGGCAGATTACCAATTTGGTAAAGAAACTATCCAGAGTAGCAAAACACGCTGAGTTTATTACATCAAAACCAAAATATAAAACATTATCCGAACCAACCGATTATTCTGATAATAATAAAGTATTACAGGGGAAAGTCGATGGGGCTCATGCCATATTCCATCTTAAATCAGATCAAGACAATCACATCTATTCATATCGAAATAGCAAACGCACTGGTGAACCTATCGATCATTCAGATCAGGTTCCTGATTTGAAATATGTAGCGGTTCCTAAGAAGTTAGACGATACGGTCTTACGTGGTGAATTGTATGCAACCAAAAATAATAAACCTGTAGCTGCGGAAGTTATCGGTGGAATGTTGAATGCCAGTATACATAAAAGTCTTGAAAAACAAAAAGAACATGGGAAATTAAAGCCGTATATTTTTGATATTGTCAAGTTTAAAGGTGAAGATGTTTCTAATGAACCGTATAGAAAAAAACTGGAATTAATGCAATCGATTGAGAAACGAATCCCGTCGATGCGTGTTGCCGAGACCGCTTTTACCCCTGAACAAAAACGAAAATTGGTCAATAGTATCAAGAAAGGCTTGCATCCTGAAACAAAGGAAGGCGTGGTAGAATGGGATTTGTCAAAGCCTACCGGTGATCCTTCCAAGATCAAATATCGTGATAATTTCGATGTTTATATCAGAAAAATATTCCCAGCGATCAGTAAGGCAACCGGAAAAGAAAAGGATGAAGCCGGCGGATTTGAGTATAGTCTGACACCGAAGGGAAAGATAGTCGGAAATGTTGGAACCGGATTCACGCAGGCTAAAAGAAAAGATATGCTTGAGCATCAGAATGATTATTTAGGAATGGTTGCAAGGGTAAAATCACAACAACAATTTGGTAGCGGTGCGTTAAGGGCA